TGAAAGACCTCCAAGCCGTCGCCAAGGCGCAAGCCGATGGGTGGGAGATTGAACTAAGGCACGCTTACGGTTGGCACATTTGGGAGGGCGAAACGTGGAAAGCGGGATGGAAATTCCGTGGTCGCCCCGCGCAGCCCAAGACCCGCACCGTGACGAGCGAGTGTTGGCGACACAAAACCGATGGACGGTTAGTATGGGGCGATTCAAACTGCAACGCCACGAACCAAGGGTGGCAACGCTTCCCCGCAGGGGACATTACTGGAGAAGTGGAGGAATGAGTTTTTTATTTTGGGTAGTTCTGGTTACGTTCATCGGAGGCATTGCTTGGGCAATGTGTTGTGTCGGAAACGATTATTGGAGCGGAAGCGATGACTGACGATCTGATTCAACGGTTAGAGCAGATGGCCGAAGACTCCATCGGCAAGGAAGCAGCGGCAGAGATTCGCCGGCTGCGGGCCGAGCGAAACGACCTAAAGGCCAGCGGATGGGAAGACTGCGAAACCTGCCACGGGATTGTCGACGGAAAGCGCCACGACGCAGCCGTAAAAATCGAGCGGCTGCAAGAAGAACTCGCCGCGCTCAAGGCGCAACCCGCGCAGGGCAACTCGCTTGAAAACTGCCGACTTTTTGCTGCGCGACATCGCAAGGAAGAATGGGCAAAAACAATCCTACGGTTTTGCGCGGAGGGCGGTGCAGTAGGATCCCCGTTACGCGACGCGCAACCAAGCGCCGCCATCGACGCCGCAATGAAAGGCCAGCCATGAGGCAGAACAATCCACCTGACCACCTATTCAACAGTCACCGCCGCTGGTGCTCGAATCACATGGGCGATGCGCCTGTGGACGGCGGTGAGTGGATCGTCACCGGCAAGACCCGCCGCTGGCTGTGCGCTGCCTGTCTGGAGCGCCGGGTAAAACAGGCCTTCGTCAAAGCCGTGGCAGAAAACGTGCTGAAAAATAACGACCTGCTTCGCAAGTTAAAGGGCAGGGACAAATGAAGACCCTCGCCTTCACAGTCGCTGCCCTCTACATCCTCGTTTCCCTCTGGTATGACGGCTACCGGGAGGGCTGGAGGCAAGCTACCGAGGCATCTGCTGCTGCATCTGCTGGGCGCGCAGATACTCCTCCGGCGTCATCCCCGCTTCTGCGGCTCTGATCTGGATGTCACGACCGGGGGCGACTTGCATGGCCCGTCCCGGCGTCTGCTGGGGTTGCATGCCAGCCACGTTGCGGAGGGCATTGACGATGGCCTGCAGCGCCCCCGGCGTCTTCAACTGTTGCTCGTTCATTGCTTCCTCTCCGCAAGGTAGGGAATGATGCGGAGCCAAACACCACCAGGACATTGATCTTTGCCGTCGCTGTTCGGCGTGTAGGTGCCGCCCAGTACGTTGCACAGACCCTCCTTCTGGCCCGACAGCATGGCAGCGGGGAAGGCGACGGGGCCGACGATGACTGCGGTCAGTCCGTTGGCGACGTTCAGCTTCTGGAGCGGGGTGAGTTCAGCCTTGTCCTGCGCCGAGGTCGGCAGGGACAGGGAGAACAGCAGGAACAGCGGGAGCAGGAATTTCATTTTGTTTCTCCTTAATGGGAAGGTTGGGTGGGGTTGATAAAACACAGGAGCCGATGCACCACTGACTTGCATTAGGCGTGGTGCAGCCAGTTATGCCTAACGACATGGCGAGTACAGTAACGAGAATCGGCAAAGCGAGTTTCACGGCAGACGGGCCTCCAAGTCGGCGACCTTGGCGCTGAGTTCTTGAATGGCTTTGACCAATACCGCCGTAAGCTGGCCGTAATTGATGCTCTGCATATTACCGTCCTTGTCATCAACCGGCATGGCCCCGTCAACAGGCTGTTTCTGTGTGATGTGGCGAAGCTCTGGAATGACCTCACCAAACTCTTGCGCGATGAACCCGATGGACTCTTCCCCACTGGTCTTGTACCTAAACCGGCACGGTTTCAATGCTGCCACCAACGGCAACGCATCCTCAACAGGGCGAACGTTGTCCTTGATGCGGGCATCTGATGCCGACTGCAGAATGATTTCGATGGAGTTGTCGACATTCGCAACAAGGTTTGCCCCGTTGTAGGTGAAACCCAATTGAGAACCGGGGCCGGAATAGGTGCGAAGTAGTGTGCCAGAGGTACTGCCGAATGTGCCGCGTATTGGTTGGTAAAAAACAACGGAATTGTCTGCATTGACCTTATAGCTCGGAGAGAGCAAAGAACCCGCTCCGTTGGACTGCCCCCATGTAAAGCCGTTTGCTTCCAAGTACCCAAGCTGCGCTGCAACGCCGGGAATGTTAAATTCAATCTTGGGGTCTCCTGAACTCTGAAATCTGGATTCTGGCAGTACAAGCAGTCCGGTCATGGTGTCGCCGGACTTGGAGACCTTGGAAGCAAGAGAGTTTTGCGTGTCGGTATCCAATTCCTGAATCGCCGACTGCACGTTCGCAGCGGAAATGGTTCCACTTGGCGTGAAGGCAACGTTCGCTGCAACTTTAGCCACTGCAATGTTATTGTCGACGTAATCCTTGCGAGTCAAATGGTACGCATTTGTAGGCACTACCTCATTTGAAATACCGGCGACAATGTTATCATTAGCGACGTTGTTAAAAACAAGGTCACTAGTGGGATTGTTGTATCCAATATAACGTTGATTTCCTTCGCTGTGACCAACCCATACAGCAGGGATGCTCGGTGCAGTGGTCTGAACAAAGATCGCATTGGTGTTGGTCAGTGGCCCCGTCATCGTGTCGCCGGACTTGGCGACCTTCTCGGATGCAACCTCGTCGATGGCCGCCTGCACATTGGTCGCCTGCACCGTACCGGACGGCACGAAGGAAATCTGCGAGGCGACGGTGCTGGAAGTGACGACCGTGTAGTACCAGCCAGTAGGGTTGGTCGGACTGTCATCGACGTACTGCAACATAGAGCCGACAGTCACGATGGTCGGCGACGACACCAGCGTAGCCGGATCGAATACGTCGATGGTGCCGGTGACGCTGATGACGTAGGTATCCCCACTGTTGAACGTGGTGGCGGGGTACTTTTCAGACGGATTCTGATTGGTACTCGCGTCGAAGTACCCGAGCAGGTTCATAGCCCCGTCGTTCGGGATCAGGTTCAACGGAACCCTGCCACTGGCGTCGAGTTTGACGGTGCCAAACGCCACGTTGGAGTGGATGACCAGATGCGGCACGACCGGATTGGTGTTGTCGACCCCGATCATCTGCTCGTCGGAGGACGTGATGCCGGTGATAGAGGTCGACTGTGTCGCGTCGTCAATGGCCTTGATGTAGTAGTCCAGTGCGATGTTCTGCGGCACCGTTTCGGTTCCACCCGTCGCACCGAGGGTGATGCCGGTGGTGTTGGCGTTGACCGTCACGCCGGGAGCCGAAGCGCCCATGCCGAAGTCGCCTGCGGCTTGGACGCTGATGCCGGTCAGCGATGCGCCGGTCTGGATGGTGTTCGGGTAGTAGTCAGTAACGCCAGAACCGTCCGAGTCCTCGGCGGCGTACATGCCCGTGGAGGAGTGCGAATGGCCGGGGTCATTGACACCGTGCGTGTGGGCGTTCAGCGGGTGCGTGTGGGCAGCGGCTACGCCGGTATGCCCGTGGCCGGGATCACTGACCCCGTGCGTGTGAGCAGCGAACGAACCAGCCTGCTTGTTCCCCAGCGGGCGACCATCCGGCTTGCCGCGAATGAACTCGCCGCGCATGTCGGGGACGTTGAAAGTCGTGCTGCCGTCGCCGCTGCCGTAGGTGGTGCCGATCACTGCCCACAGCGCAGCGTAGGTCGTGCGGCTGACCGCCTGCCCGTTACAGAGCAGGTAGCCGGCAGGAGCCGCTGCGGCAGCGAAGGCGAACACCGAGCCGACCGGCATCCCGGTGGCGTAGGCAAGGAACTGTTCGAGGTAGCCCTTGCTGATCGCCTCGCGGGGCTGCGTCGGGGGATCGGCACGCAGGATCAGCGGGCCGACCATCGGGGCGCTACCGTCACGCGGCAGGCTGGCGGTCAGCGCGTCGGCGATGTCCTGCGTAGTCGGGTTCGCCCACGTCGTTTCGATCAGGGTGCCGGGGACGACCGGCGGCAGCGGCAGGGTGTAGAGTCCTTGACTATTACGTGGCATTACTCATCCTCTCTGAACGCTGCACCAGTAAGCGCAGGAAGTATTGTTGGGCTAGTTTCAAGCTGACGGCGAAGCGCCCGCTGAAGGGCTAGGTTACCCGTCAGTGCAGCTTGCGCTGGGCGGGTAGATCCTGCAAACGCACCACCGCCGGCAGCAAGCAACGCTGGCAGCTTGTCAAACAGCAACGCCAAACCCGTACCAGCAGCTGCGCTGGTCAAGCCAGGGCTGGAGATGCCGCGTGCGCCTGGCGAGTTGGGGATCACGCTTTCAGCTCCACGTACGAACTCAGCAGTAGGCCCTTGGAGCCTGGTGACAGGCTTCTTGTCCCGCGCCGCCATGGCCTTTGCAAGGCGCTGCGGCGTAACAACCAGCTCAGGCGATTTAGATGCTGCATCATTTAGGGCAATCAACTCCCGGTAGGCACGGTTAGCTTCGGACAACGTTCCCTGCATATCGGGCGGCAGGCGCTGCTCAATACCTTGCCGCAAGCCCAGCTGCATTTCGGCAAGTGCGTCTGCAAGGTCTGATGTTCCAGCACCCCGCTGGTACTTCCGAATTTGCTCGCCAAGCTCTGCGTCCAGCGTCTTGAGCTGCTCGCCTGTGTAGCTTGAGATTTTGGGCCCACGGTCCGCGTAGACACGCTTAATTATGTCACGCTGCGCGTCCGTGAGGTAACTGTTTTGTAGTGCCTTTTGATACCCTGCTTCAAAGCTGGCCGCAGACGGACTGAGTCGCGAACCACCAAGCCCTGAGTACGCGCCGCTAGGCGCTTCAGGCATAACTTTGGGCAGCGTGTCGTAGAACATCTGGCTGACGTAATCATTGGCAGCGTCAATCTGCTCAAAGGGCCCCTTGCCCTTGAACTGACCCGCAGGCATGCGGGGGACAGCGCGGGAGATAGCCTCCGTGGAGAACTCACCAATCGCCCGTTGCCTTGCGCTACGTGCCGCCTCACCCACGAGCGGGACGCCGGTCAAGAACTCCTCGGCGGCCTTCAGACGCGGGATCGCCATGCCCACAGTGGGTTGGACATTGGTAGTATCCATCAACTGCCGCGCTTGCGGGCTGACGCCGGGCAAGCCCTTGGAAATCGCCTTGGGGAGGACATGACCGAGCAGCCCGCCAAATGCACCGCCAGCCGCGCCGGTTGCCTCCTCGCCGCTAGGCGCCAGCGTAGCACCAACCAATGCATTGCCTGCCACTTGGGGCGCAGCGCCCGCCGGAATAGCCAAAGCTGGCGCAGACTTGGCAACGTCTTGGGTGAACTTCTCGATCGGCCGCTCTGCTTGGGGAAGACCTGCTTTGGTCAGCCATGCGTCTACTACATCCGTCGATGGCTTGAACACTTCTTGACCTGCCAGTGCATTGACAGTCTTGCCGATAAAGTTACCGCCCAGCGTGAGCGGGGAGGCGACTACATTGGCAGCAGCCCGCGCGCTAAGCCCAAGTTGCCGACCGGCTTCCTGAACTAGCGTATTCTCTTTCGGCGCGCTCGAGGACGCGTCGTGCGCTTGCGCAGCGGCCTTCAGTTGCGCAATAGATGCTCCGGCAGGACCTTCGATATCGAACGTTTTGCCGTTTAACTCGACTGTGTAGACGGGCATTCGATTACCTCACGCCCAAGACTTTGAACTCACCGTCGCCTGTGGGGGCGGCAGGCCGCGGCGCACCAATACCAGTGGCTGCGTCAAACTGTGCACCAGACTTGCCGCCTGCTACAGCTGAGGCGCGCATACGGGCAGCAGACCGCTCATACAGCTCTTTCCGCTTTGCCAGCCGCTCACGAATAACCGCAGGCGACAAGTTGGGACTGATAGCTGCCTCGCGCCATGCGCGTTGCTCATTGGGCGTCAACGTAGCGCCAAACAAAGCATTACGCTGCGGCAGCTCATCATACATAGCTTGGTCAGCCCACCAACGCGTCATTGCTTGCGTATCTTTAGGCGCCAAGCCGCCTACAAGTCCACCCGCTGCACGCTGAAGGATTTTACCAGGGCCACCGGCATACTCATCGCGGAACGTATCTGCCAAAATGCCTAGCGTTTGGTAGTTACCACCAAGCTCCAGGGCTGCGCGCTCTTGCGGGCCGGATAGCGGTTTGCCATCGTCTGCGCCTTTGCCGTCCCGATTGCTCAACGAGATATTGACGGAGGGCGTCTGCTTGAGCGTCAGCATTTGCTCAAACGTCCGCTTGTACTTCTCGTCTTGCTGCGCCTGCCAGTCACGCTTCTCACGTTCGGCAATAAGCCGTTCTTGGCGTGCCTGCTCTTGTGCAGCAATTTGCTCCTGCCGCGCTTGCTCACGCTGCGGAGCGGTCATCGCCTGCTGAAGCGCGAACTGTTGCACGCCCTCCATCCCGCGCGGAGCCTGCATGCCCCAAGTGGTCATTTCCTGCCCGTATTGCTTGGCCGACTTGGGCAGCATCTGCGTTGTGTCCAATGGGCCAGTTCCCGGCGTATTGGCGGGGTCGTAGACTTGCGCGGCTTCCGCAGCCGGCATCTGGCCAAGCCAGTCCTGCCGACCCTGCTCCATTTGCCGCTCCAAGCCGGTCTGCTTGTCGCGCTGGTAACGATTGACTGCGCCGCCGGCAAGACCCTCTGCGAAGTTCAGCCAAGGATTCTTGGTGACGTAGATGTTGCCGACCATCTGACCGCCCGAGTCAAGTGACTTCTTGCGGAGTGCATCGGCGTAGGCCAGTTGACTCCGAATGTTTTCCAGTTCGGTGTCGTAGATGGGGGAGATAGTGCCTTGTGCCATGCTCTTACCTCAACAGATAATCGGGAAGGTTGTTGACCATACCGGATTGCACCCCACCACCCGAGCCGCCAAACAGGCCGCCAATGCCGCTACCAATCGCCCCGCCAAGGGGACCGCCGAGCGCGGTGCCGGCTATGCCGGCAATAGAGCCGAGTAAGCCACCACGACTGGCGTTCTTGGCATTGGCCGCGTCAAGCTGCGCCTTGTACTGGTTCTCGGCAGCGCCCATCAGGTTCGCAGTGTTGTAGGGGGCGGGAGTGCTAACCTGATTGAACGACGGCGTACCCATGTACTGTGTCAGCCCCATCAGCCCTTGCAAGTTTCCGAGGTTGGCCTGCCGCTGCGACAGGATGTTGCCGATCTCCTGCTGGCGCAGGGCGTTCTGCTGACCGAACATAGTGTTGCCTTGGGCGATGCCGCGCTGCGCGGCCTCCATGCCGAAGCGGTTGGTTTGGTCGGCCAACTGTGCTTCGAGGTTCGTGCCGGCCTGCGAGGTCACATCGGAGATGCCACGGGCGGCAAGGGCGGCGCGACGGGCGGCCTGAGCACGGTCGAGGTCGGGCTGACCCAGCTGGCGATACAGGTCGGTCGCCTGTTGGTTGAACTGACCCACCTGACCCGCTGCCGGCGCACCAGAGAAGTCAATCTGCGACGTGTCGAAGCCGCCGAGCATCGCGCCGCCCATGTTGGCGATCTGCTGTTGGTTGCCCTGCTGCTGGTTGAAGATGTCCTGCTGCGGCTGGTTGAACTTTACGTCCTGCGTCCATTGGCCGGTAGTCGGGTCTTGGTTCCACGTCAGCGAGCCGAACGGGTTGGACTGGTTCGGACGACCGGCTTGGAGCGCGGTGTTCCATGCTTCCTGACCCTGTTGTGCCTGCTGTTGAGCAAGCGCGGTGTAGTCCGGTGCCTGCGGTGTCTTAGCCTTCTTGCCCATTGTCCTTCTCCAAAAAGCGGCACAGTCCCTTGGACAGTGTGTAGATTATCATCGCTTCCCCTGCGGGGTAGTAACAGCCGATCCGTGCTTCTTCCGTGAAGCCCATCTTTTCAACCAGATTCTTGGATTTCCAGTTGTTCTCGGCGACCAGTGCCACCATCTTTTCAACCCCGAGCTGGTTGAACGGGTAGTCGAAAATGGTCCAGAGGAAATCCTTCGGCATAACAGCGCCCGGAGCCATCGCGATAGTTGCCGTAATGCTCGCGCCAGTGAAGTCCTCATAGAACACCCCTGCGGTCAGGTCGTCATCCCGCAACCAGCCAATCGCAGCACTGGCACTGCGCGGATCGGCCTCGCACTGGCGGGCGACCCATTCGGCAACGCGGGGCAGGTCAGCGATCAAGCTCACATCACACCTCCCGGCTCGAACAGCCAGTCGGTCGTCGCCCAGTACGTCTCGCTGCTGGCGAAGCCAAGGATGCGGAGCGAACCGGCAAAGCCGATGCCGAGCACAGTTGTCCATTCCACGTAGGAAAGCAAGCCACCGGCCCAGCGTGCGCTGTCCCAGTAGTCCTCATCCCACCGTCCCGGCTTGTACGGGGCAAAGGCGACGGGGTATGCCGGCGACTGGAAGGCGTAATCCACGTTACAGGCGATGCTGACGCTGAACGCGCCGGCAGAGATGAACGCGGGGCGCACCATCTTGAAGTGCTTGTTCACCACCTGATTGCCAAATGCGGAGAAGCTAGTCTGAGCCTCAAAGCGCACGTCAGCACCGGGGACAGCTACCCGCCCCTCACTGTCGAGCACGGAGCCGTCAAGGTGGCCCTCCCACGCCCGATAGACCGCGTTGAACGAGCCGTAGATGGGCAGCTGTTGGTGCAAGTCCCAACAGTTTGCCTCGTAACCAAGGAACTCGCTCCACGCCTTCGTGATGTCGTTCTGGACAAACTGGTATGCGGTCGTGTCCGTGGCGGGTATGTTGATGATGAGCATGTTCGCGCCGGGGAACACGAACGGTTCCCAGCCGAACTTGTCGCCCGTCTCGCTGACTGCGGAGGAGATCAACTGTTGGACGTACTTGCCCGAGCTTTCCTCGGTCGGGTTGATCTTGGTGCTCTTGAGCAGGTTGGATAGGAACACCAGACCGTGCTGCGTGAGCAGGGCGATGTCGCCCCCGTAGCGGCAAGCTGACCGGCGGCCAACCGGAGCGCCAGCATAATAGACGCCCTGCAGGTTCCACGTCTCGGCATTGTCGGGGTCGATGCCCTGATATACGCTGACCTCGCCCTCAGACGAGATGGCGATGATATGGTCATCTGCGCCGTTGCCGTCGTCGATGGTCCAAGTGATGATCTGGTTCAGGTAGCCGCCGCGCACCCAGTTCGGGCCGAAGTCGAACTGCTTGGCATCGCCGAACAGTTGATCGGGCGGCAAGTACCAGCCGGAGGTGCTGTTCTTCTCGACGAACCACACCCGTTTCTGGTGCGAATAGACGTGGATCAGGTTTTTGGGATCAACGTTCTTGATCGTGTTGTTCGTACCGTCACCGGCAGCAATGCGGGCGATGCTGTCGTCAGGTTTGATCCAGATCGCGTCGTCTGCCCCATTGACGGCGATCAGGTTCACGCCGGCCACGTTCGGGAAGTTGATGAACTGCCAGCGGGCGTTCGACAGGCCGGTGAGTTCCGGCGTCGGACTCTCGGTGTTCGGTGCCGTCACGTCATAGAGGCTGGAGCCAGTTTCCTCGTAGCCCCATGCGTACAGCTTCGGGTTGGTGCCCTTGTTGTGGGAGGCAACTGTTTCCACCTCGCCGACCACCGTAGCGTGGCGGATGTAGCCGCGCCGCACCTGACACCCGTAGGGTTGGGCAAACAGGTTCCGCAGGATGAGCGCGTAGCCTTCCGGCATGGAGCCGATGCCGTCGTAGGCATTGATGCCCTTGATCGGCGCGGGGCGCGTCTGTACCTGCGAGACTTGGCGAGTGGGCTGGAACAGCATCAGGTCGAGTTCCCATTGCCGACGTTCCAGCTGCCGTCGGGGATGTTGTTGATGCCGATCAGCATCGTACGGGCGCGCGGGGCCAGCGTCAGCATCGGAGCACCCTTGTTCTTGCCGATGCGGGCCTCCCACGTACCGAGGAAGTCCTTGGTGTAAGCGGTCGTGTCCAGACCCTTGGCCTCCCAATACTTCAGCTTGAGGTACGCGGTCAGAATCCACGGGTCGAGCAGCACGATGTCGGTGTCGTTCCGGCACTCGGAGTAGAACGTGTTGGCAACGCCGGCGTCCTTCAGCCAGTTCTCCGACACGTATTCCATCGCCAGCACCCAAGGCACGAACTCTCCCGGCACGCCCGCAGTTGGCGTGTTGATCGCAGAAGGCGTCGGGAAGATTTCAAACTGTCCGCTGACGACACGGTAGCGGATGCGCGGGCCGGAGGACAGCAGCCCGCCCTTGAGCCACTGCCACTCCTGCGCCGTCTTGGGGCCGAGCAGCGGCCAGTGATTCGTGCGATCCCACTGGGTCTGGTCGAGGAAATACGACCAGTCGGAGGGCATGTCGTAAGCAGGCACCCCGTCCTCGGTCGTCAGGATCCATTCCTTGATCAACTGCTCCCACGGGAAGCCGATCACCATGTCGCTACCGGCACGGTTGAGCAGAGCAACCATCTGCTGCACGGTGGAGTCCGGTGACGTGACGACTTCAGCCGGCTTGGGCAAGCCCATTTCGACCATCGCCTGAGTTACCACCCACTTCACGTCACGGACTTCAGCCATTGCTTACTCCTTCTTGGCGGCAGGCTTCGCGGCCATCAGCTGCTTCATCTGTTCCTGCATCGCAGCCATCTGCGCCTTCAGATCGTCGTTTTCCTTGGCGATCTTTGACACTTGGGCATCGGTGCCGGTGGTCTGGTCGAGCCAGTCAGCAGCCCGCTTGCGCAGCTCGTTGCCGCCCATCAGGCTATGCATGGCGCTGTCGGGCAGGCCGGCCAGCTGTTCCACGGTATGCACGCCCATCGCCTTGAGTTCGGCGACCAATGCAACGCGGCCAAGCAGGAAGGGGAAGGCGTCGATGGGGGTGCCGGAAATCAGCTCGGCCTGCCCCGCCTTCCACTTGCGATACTTGTCGCCGAAGCGTTCCATGTAGTTGCCGGAGTTGATCGGGGTATCGATCACCGACAGCTGGCTACCGGGAGTCATGATGCGGATGTAGTCCTTCTCGTCGAACACCTGACGACCGGCCTCGGTGCTCTTGATCGGGTTCAACACCGGCTTGGTGTAGAAGGAAACGAACAGCTTGTGGTCCAGCGCATAGCGGTTGGCGGTCTGGCTGTTGTCCAGCGTGGCAAGAGGATCGAAACGCGGATCAATGTCCGGCATTACGAAGTCTTCAGCGATTTGGCGTTGCATGATTATCCTTTTGGTTTGTGGAATGCTTGGGAATCGGGCCATTCCATACCCGTCTTACGTAAAGCTGCGAACCGGCTCGACACTGAGCAAGAACACTGCATTGTCGATGATGACCGAGGTGCCGTTCACCTCGGCAGTACCGCGAATGTCATAGACCGCCCCAGCGACAGGCTCGTAGTCGATGGCGCTCATGGCGACCGCAACGGGATTGCCTGTGCCGCCACCGTTGCCGGTAATGCTCCACGTGGTTGCCACACCATTCTTGTAGAGCGTAAAGGTGACGAAGCGCCCATTGGCGGCCTCGATGTTGGCGCTGAACTGGAAAGTGCTCAGACCCTTCTCGGCACGAGTAATCGTGGAGGCAGGAATGGCCGAAGTGGTTTGCGACGGATCGCTGTCGACCGCACCCGTGAAGGTGATCAGCGCAGGCGTGAGGCCGAGCGTCTGCGGACTCGGACTGGCCTTTGTCAGGTAGCCGTAAGCCGGGGCGATGCTGGTGAGGAAGTCGATAGCCCACGCCCGCAGCTTGGCCGGCGTAATCAACCCCGTCGTATTGTCGGGGAAGTCAGCAGTGGCCTGTGCGATCAGTTCGTTGATGGACTTACGGGGCATCGAAGCCTCCCGAGAAACCGTTGCTGAAGCTAAAAGGGACTACCGGCGTGGTATCGGTCACGTAGACCCCTCCAAGCGGCCCTACGCGGATGCCACCAACAAATGCGTCACCGGGGGACACCGGCTGGTTCAACTGGCAGACCAGATTACCCACCGAGTCAATCGGCAAGCCTTGGTTGTAGCCGACAATCGCCGCGCCGCTGAGATTGACGTTGAGTGAACCAAATCGCGTCACACCGAAACCATTGGCGAAGTTCTGCGGGACACTGAACTCGTCGACGTGAACTGCCCCGTCTGGTGTGACGGCAATCCCACCATTGTAGGGGTCGGCATGGGGGCTGTTCGTCTTGGTGATGAACAGCGACCCATCCGACGATCTTGCACCCGGCAGCATTACGGGGGCGTCGGAACCGCCCACGACAGGGTCTTGTCGCGGGTATTGCCGGCGATTGCCGTGTAGATCGGGTCGTAGGTGCCGCCACCGGTGACCGCCAACGTGACGGCATCATCCGTCGCGTTGAAGTCCTCGGGCAGCGGTTCCTGCGAGGTCAAATCCTTGCCGAACCCGATGAAGTTGGTCGTGCAGCCCCGTGCGGTGGTCGTACCATCGACCAAGGCTTGCGCCCCGGCGATGTTCGGCTGCGCGCCAGAAGCCAGACCGATTACTGCGCCTGCTTTGCCTGCCATGCTGTTCTCCTTTCAGAGAGAGGAGCCCCGCCCGCGTGATCGACGAAATCAGCCCAATGAAGGTTGGGGTGCGGGCGGCGCAAACCGTTACTCAACCATCTTGCCTTGGAACTGCAGGCCAGACGCGGTGAGGTTGCCGGCCCATGCCAGAATCTGCACGGCGGCATCTTGGTTGACGGAGTAGCGCTGGCCCGGCGACAGCGGAACCATGTTGCGCTGGCTGTGCGGGCGCAGGAAGATGTACTTGGTGTTGAGCATGTACATTTCCTTGGAGGCCATGAAGCCGCCGATACCGCCGTCGAGCACCACGTCCGCGTCCATGTACTTGATCGACACGAAGCCGAGCTTGGCGTCGGTGTCGGACGTGAAACGCTGGATCGCTTGCAGCGAGGCCATGTAGAAGCCCCAGTAAGCGTTGTCCATGATGATCAGGTCGGGACGGTCTTGGCCGCGAACCAGAGAGGCCCAGAGCGTGTTCATGTAGGTCTGGATGTTGGCTGCCGTGGTGGCACCACCGCCGTTGGTCGTGGCGTCGAACACCTTGGAGCGCCAGAAGTTCCACGTGGCGCGGTCGATGCCGCCGACAGTGCCGGAAGTCGGATCGGTCGGTACTTGGGCCTTGAGGCCGGTGATTTCCTTGCCACCGGAACCCAGACCGTCGGAGTAGACGCCTGCGGCGAGCAGGTTCGCCATCGTCGATTCGGCCACAGTCATGCGGGCTTCGAGCAGGTCGATGATCTGCTCCTTGCCGGCGTTCTGCAGTTGCTCCAGACCGGAGATGGTGACGGGGCAGGCGGCCTGCTTGATGTCGTACTGCGCGGCGCTGATCACGTCGGAGGCGGCGACCGGCAGGGTTTCGTAACCACTGTAGTAGCCGGCGTTCGCGTTCTCGGCGAAGGACAGTTCTTGCAGGATGACGTTGCCGCCGGAGAACGGCTTGACGTTGCCGCGCTGCTTCAGACGGGCGAGCAGGGCGTTGTTCTTGGTAACGTTGTCGGCGATTTGGCCGGTACGCGACTGAATAGTTGAGGCGATGATGTCGCTGATCGCGCTATTGGGGAATGCCATTTGAGTCTCCTAAAGAAAGGGAAGGGTTGGGTGCTTCATCGGGGGTGATGGGCGGCACATCCGCTTCACTTGCTGGAGGAGTCGGTGGCATCTGGAATGTCCGACGGTACTGCCTCGGGAAGTCGTCCTGCCTCAACAGCGGGACGACCTGCCCTACAACTGCCCGGAATAACCTGTCGGTCATACCCGGATGTTACTGAATGCTGCTTCGATGGCACCACGCATGGAACCATCACCCGCAAACTGGCCGCTTCCGCCACTAGCCGGAGCACCAGTAACGCTCAGCGAAGCCGCCTTGGCCTTTTGGGCCTGGAGGTGCTGCTGAGTTGCCTGTTGCGCTGCCGACTGCTGTTGCATCTGCTGGCTTGCCTGCGGATTTATCAGGATGGCTTTATTATACGCCTCCGTCAGCGAAATGTAAATACCCCGCTTCGCATTTAATTCGATGATATCTGCCATGTCTTGGCGCACCTCATCGAACAGCGGGTACTTCGGATCAAGCGCCATCTGCTCGACGGTCTGTTCGACCTGTTGCTGCTGCTGGATTTGCGCCTGCTGTTGCTGCTGATACAACGGCGCAAGTGCCTGCTGGAGCTGCTGTTGGACAAGCGCTTGGATGTCGGGCGTCTCGGGGTTGGACGGCACGCTGCCGACCAGTGCCGAGTCAAGCTCGGCAATATCCACGTCATAGTCCTTGACCAGCTTCGCCATCAACTGCGCACGCTGGGCTTTGGTGCCGGTGGCGAGCACGTGGTCGGCCTGCAACAGTTGGGCGACCGCCTGCTGCGGGGTCACGCCGAAGGACTGGATGCGGGCCATGTAGGGCGTGACGACCTGCTGGAACTGCTCGGCCTGCTGGCGGGACTGCGCCGCCTCGTTCAGCGCCCTGCTGATCTCCATCTCACGGCGATGCACTTCCTGCCGAATGTGGAGGGGAACAGCCGCCCACTCACCCTTGGCCTCCTTCTTCCACGAAGCGGGGGCGCGATCTACGCGATGCTGCCCTTGCGGAAGTACAGGCGCAGGATCAGACGGCTGCTTCTGACCGTCCTGCTTCTCCGCAGCCGGCGCATCGGGCGGAACTGGGTCACTGACCTCAGTACCGGCAGGCTCCTCCGGCGCATCGCTGGGAGCATCAACCGGCGCAGCTTCCACCGGAGCTTCCTGTACTGGCGCACTCTGTACCTCATTGACCTTCTCCTGCTCCGTTGCTGCTGCCTCAAGGGCTTCGCGTAGTTCCATTTGAATTATCCTTTGAAATGACGCCACAGATCGCTGCGGCTGTTAATGACATCAGCAATGACCCGACGGGTTTGCTGACGCTGCTCTGGGGTATGCTCCAGAGTGTGGTACGCCGGCTTCGGGGGCAAGCCCTTCAACTCAGCAGTAGGTACAACATTATGCCGAGCACAATGGTCACGAAGACCACTGCGTCCCGAATACACCTTGCCGTCAATTGGGGATCTGAACTCCGGCATATCGGGCAGCACGGACGGCGCGATAGCTTCTGATCTGGACAACTCGTCCTTGTCGTACAATTTTCCATCGATCTGGACATAGGTCTTACGCGCCATTGTCGCGTTCCTCAATGCGTTCCATCTGTTTGGCGTGATCCGCCACCTTGAGCTGCATCTTCAGCTCACCTTCCTGCGCCATCTGCTGCATCTTCAGCTCGAACTCGGCCTGCATCTGCTGGAGCTTCAGCTGGTGCTCCTGTGCCTGCATGGCGAGGTCTGCCTGCTGTTCCTGCTGGCGCATCTGCATCTCCATCTGCATCTTCTGCTGCTCCATCTGGAGGTCGGCCTGCTTGCCCTGCATGTCCATCTGCATCTCGGCCTGCTTCATCTGCATCTCGGCCTTCATCTTTTCCTGCTCGGGGTCGGGCGGGGGAGGAGCGCTCTTCTGTTGCTCGATCTGGTCGTTGAACTCCTTCACGTAGCGGTCGAAGATGCCCTCGATTTCGCGGGAGACACGGAAGCCGGCGACGCCGAACTTCAACAGCTGGAGCATGAGCGGGATCAGCTGCGGGCTGCCTTGGCCAACGGTGGAGGCCGATTGGAGGAAGGTGGCGACGGCGTTCATGAACTCCGTCCGCTCGCGCTTCTGGGCGGCGTAGTCGACGATTGCCATGGCGTCGGAGCCGACGCTGACGCGCCACTCCAGCTTGTCGCCGCCGGCCTTCAACAGCTGGAGCGCCGGAATCAACAGCTGCTGGTCCTCGGGCACCATGTTCTGTGCGTTCGCCATCTCGGCGAGGATGCCCGGCTCGAAGTGATTGACCAGCAACTCGGCCTTGATCCGCAGGATACCCTCGGCAAAGCGCACGACCTCATCTTGCAGGCGTTGAATGCGGACGCTGGCGAACTTGGACTTCAGTTCCTGCGCGCCGAGCGTCTCGCTGGCCTTCGACTGTCCCCGCACGATGTCGGAGATGCCCGTCAGCTCGTAAATCTGACCCTTGATCGCCTCGCGGTGGGCCTGCAGCTGGCCGATGGCTTGCACCACCACGTCGAGCGGCAACCAGTCGATCTGGCCCTTCACGCCACCCTTCTCGGCGAACATCGCCCAGTTATCCACAGGGATGAGCGTGTTGTCGTAACCCTCGGTCAGCATCCGCTGGATACCCTCGGCGCTGCGGTCATAGACGCCGACCACCTTGCAGGCGACGATGAGCAGGCTGATCCGGTTGTTCACCTCGTCCAACTCGACGTACTGATCTTGGATCATCACGTAGTCGGGCTTCGGGACACAGTTGGAGGTCGTCAGGTTGGCAAACATCGGCTTCGGGCACGGCTCGAAGTCTTCCAGCCCGAGCGGGTCCGGCTGCACGTCCAACAGGACGGAACTACCGCGGGAAAGCCAGACGACTTCCTTCTTTTCGCGGTCCCAGATTTCGTAGATGCAGGCGCGCTTCAGGAGCATGTTGCGCGGGGTATTGGCGTCTCCGATGACTTGTGTCTTGGGCTCATAGTCGAGCGGGATGGTCTTGCCCTTCTCCTCGCCAAAGCGCTTCACCAGCGCGTCGCGGGTCATCGGCACCTTGCGGGCGACCCAGCGGCGCTCAGCCCAGACGCGGCAGGGCGAGTACAAGAAGTCCTCCCAATGCACGTAGTCAAGGGCGATTTCCTGCTTGACGATGCGCTGAAGCGGGTTGCCCTCCTCGTCAGTGCCAAGCTCCAGCGGCTGGTCCTCGGTCTCGGTCTCCAGCCGCAGCCACGCGATACCCATGCCGGGGATCAGCCGGTCGCTGACGCACTGGCGCATCACTTGGTCGAAGTCACAGTTCGGCTCGGCCATGTCCTGCATGATGCCGCGCTGGAGCACGATACCGGCGACGCGGGCCACGTCGTCATCCATGTCGTTGAACTTGCGCGACACGTCCGCCTCGGGAATGTTCGCGTAGAGGCTGGCTTCGAGGATGTCGGTGTTGGTCTTGAAGATATTGAACCACCGCTGGTTCGTCTCTACCGCATCACGTTCATCGACGTAGCGACGGATGACACGGCGCGCCTGCGTGGTGAACTTCTTCATCTCCTTCTCGGCGAAGTCGATCTCCTGCACCCAGCGGTCGCGCTGGCCTTGCGGCGTGGCTTCCAGCTTCTGGAGAGAGTCGATCACGCCGGGCGTGGAGGTGGAACTGGCGTCGTACTGGCTCATTGTGTGCCCTTCAAAATTTGGTCAATCTCTGCGTCGGTCAAACCAGTATGCCGACGGTCTTGAATATTGCTCCACTTACCCGACCGGATAAAGTCCTGGATTTGCGGGAAGTACTTGGGGTCTGGCGATTCGTTTTTTGGGCCTTTGATCTGTGCAATCATTGGCACGCGGTTCTTTGCTGCTTCACGCATACCGTCCTCAATATACTTCATGAACGGCGCAGTGCCTTCTGCTTCTTCACCAAACTTGGCAAACGCTTCGCCCCAAAGGCGATCACCAATTGCGTCGTCCAAGCTACCAGGGCCTTCTAAGTCTGGCGGCATGGTCTCAATCGTCACGTAGGGCCGCCCCTTGGCATCACGGAGGGAGTAAATACTGGACCGACCCTCTGCCACATCGTCACAGTACCCACCGACACAGTGGCCCATGGCGTCGCCCTCTTGGGTGAGCCACTTCTGAAGCTGATCCTGATCCTCAGACATGAGCTGGCGCCACGACAGACCCTGCTCCGGGTAGTCTTTATGGAGGGGCATACCGGCGGTGTCCATGGCCTGTTCTTGCCGCGACTTGACGGCACGAAGGGCGTTGACCTCTGCCACATGACGGACGGCCTGGTCAATGGGCATCTTGCCCAGTTGCTCAGGCGTGAGGCGTCCTTCACGGAGGGAATTGCGCAGCTCATCGACCAAATGGTCAAGCCGCGTGTCGCCCAAAGCACTAGGCATTAGCGTGTTAATTCTTGCTTCGGGGTCTGCCTTAGCAAGCCATGGGTCCTGCTTTAGATTGTTAGACAGTTGGAAATACGCAGCCTTTTGCGGGTTTATTGCATCATCAGATTGCATCTCCCACGCGCGCCCAAGGTCAGTTGCTGCCATGCCTTCCGCAGGAAACCCTTCTTCTACGCGCCGCATACTAGTCGTTTCGCTGGGCATGTACGGGTCAGGCGCATAATGCAAACCAGTATTGGCATCAATGAGGTCCCGTGCTTCTTCAGCGGCAAGCACCTCCTGCCGCGTGCGGGTGAGATACTCCTCTGGCACGCCGCGCGTGGCGGCTTGCGCTTCCTGCTTCTTGCGAAGGGCTGCGACCTTGGCCTCTGCCGCTGCGAGCTTGGTGGCTTTCTCTGCGGGCCACGCATCTGCTAGCTTGCGGATGGGATCAGCGGGGGACGCCATGTCGTTCTTGATGTACTTGGTGAGCTGCTTGTCGATCCAAGTATTAAGCGGCGAGGGCTTGCCCGCTTCGGCTAGCGCCGCCTCACGCATTGCTATGGCTTCCTCAACGTTACGCGGGATTACGAATTCCGCCGGCTCTTCAGCTTTCAAGCTTCTAAAGTGTGTGCGCTCAGGCCCATACTTACCGCTCAGCCAGTTACCACCACGCGGTTTCACCACGCCCAAAGCGCCAAGCCCGCCGCTCCCAAGGTTATCCAACGCGCCCTGGGTGAATTGCGCCGTGCGCTCCTCACGAGTCATAGGGACCATGCCCGCGCCGTCGGGGCGGATGACCGCCTTGTTGCCCGCATTGAAGTTGCGCAGACGGTCAGTCAGCATCTCGGCATACGCGCCGGGATTACTGACCAAGTCCTTGATGTTGCCCAGCAGCCCGCGTGGTGCTTGCTGCGGCTCCGCAGTGTCGTCTGCGGTCAGGCGGCTAGCCAAGTTGCGGAGCATGTCAATCGCACCCGCTCCGGGGTTGTACAAGTTCATACTATATCCTTGCTGACCGACGGTTCATGTGGGCCCGGTCCTCCCACATCTCGTTGAGGGTGACGTCCTGCCACGTCTTGGCTTTGACGGGGGCGACCACGGTCAGGTGCGGCTTGGCCAGCGCCGTCAGGCGACGGCCCAGCAGGCTGAGGGCGTCGATGCCGTCGTCCACCCCCTCGCCCAAAGCGTTGGGGAACGCCGAAATCTCTTGGAGCAGCCACCGGGTCCATGGGGCATTATCGGGGAGGAACACCTTCCCCCGCTTGAACATACCGCGCAGGGGCGCGGCGCGTGTCTCCTTGTTCTGTCCCCGCATCGGTAGCGGCTTCCACGGCACGAAAGAACCAGTTTCGCGAGCTTTCGTCGCGACCAGCTGCATGAACACTTTGCTGGCGTTGTCGTCGTCTATGAGCCACTCTTGGGGCTTGTATGTTTGAGCAAGCCCAACAAGCCTTGTAGAACTTGCTTCTGGGTCAACACGCTCCCGCACAGCGTCAACGATGTCCCAGTCTCCGTTGTGGTCAACCGCCACAATGAAGTGTACAGTGTAGTCCCCCGAATTGACTGACAGAGCCAGGTCTGACATCCCATAGCACTTGGTCTCCGGCGTAATGGTGGGCGACTGGCGGAAGCGCACCTCCGCGGGGGCGACCCACGAGCCGGTGTCCGACGGGGGCTCCTGCTGGTAGAGCGTGCGCCATTTGAAATCGTCCCGCTTGGCGTCCTCGACCATCTCCTGCGTGTACCACTCAGGCCACAGCCGGTCGCCGGGCGCGCGCCCAAGGGGGTCATTCTCCCGCGCCTCCATGGGGAGGATGAGTATCCGCTGCCGACGGGTCGGGTTCTCTGCATTGCGCGCTATGAGGTAACCAGCCAAGTCGTTGGGGGAGAGCCGCTGACAGATCAAGACCACCTTCGCGCCGGGCTTGAGACGCGTCACGAAGTCTGTCTCGTACCAGTTGTGGATCTTGGTGAGCTGCGTGATGCTCTGTGCTTGCTCGAAGCCACTGATGGGGTCGTCAAGGAGGCCGAGGTCCGCGCGGAAGCCCAAAATACTACCCCCCACGCCCGCGGCAAGAAACTCGCCGCCTTTGGACGTAGCCCAACGGGAGACTGCCGTGCTGTCTTTGGACAGGTCCGATGCCGGAAAGACACTCCGGTGGATGGGGGAGGCGACCGTGTTGCGCACCTTGCGTGACCACCGCTCTGACAGCTCGGCTGTGTGGGTGGCGCAAATGATGTTCTTGTCGGGGAACCGACCAAGAAAGTATGCCGGCAGGGCGTGGGAGGTGTATGTGCTCTTGGCGGAGCCCGGTGGGGAGTTGATGATTAGCTCGTCGTACTCATCGGCGAGCAGCTCATCAATGGCATTGCAGATGGCCATGTGGTGCGTCGCGGGGGTGACGGCAATGGCATCTTGGGCGTACGAGCCTAAATGGAGGGCAGCCTGCTCACGGCGAGCAAGAATCGCTAGGGCTTGCTGCTGAACGGGGGAGAGGCTCATACGCGTATTGTAGGCCCTTTTGTGGACAATGTAAATGCCCTGGTCCCACGCGCGTGCGCGCGTCGCGCGTTTATATATGCAGAACAACGTCATATTGAGCACATAGGACTATGTACATAGGATTTTGTATTACTAGGAGATTGAAAAGTACGTGGGATTTTGTGGCTGCCTTAGGCCCTTTTTTGTCAAGCGGGGCGCCACGAAACCCGGGGGTGTGGCACCATGCACAGAGTGCAACGAACTGTGCCCATCGATGGCAATGCGCAACGTGACGATGCCCAACCATCTGCAACAATACCCAACCATTCATTACCATCCGCAACGTGACAGTTCACCACCATCCATGACAGTTCACTACCATCCTTGACAGTTCGCAACCATCCCTCTAGGTTACAGTTGGTTACATTCTATCACAAAGAAATCATATACTTACCACTCCCATTGTGATATACAAATCGTTCCCTATCTCGTCGCATCTTGTCACAAAGCGATACTCACCTTGTACATACATCTCATCTCCACAAGACTATAATATCTTTACTAACTGAATAACACAGTTAGTTAGTTACTAACAGGTAACTATCTCTTTTACAACTTAGGAGTTTATCATGGCAAAAGCCAAAAAAGTCGTTGAAGTTTCCAATGAAGTCGTTGCTCAAACCGAAGTCAAACCGCTTCGAATTGGTCAAATGATTATCGATCAAATTTTGAACAATCCGGAACTGTCCAACAAGCAGATTCTCGAGAATGTCTTGGCCAAGTTTGAGACGGCGAAAACCTCCATGGCATGTATCGCATGGTACAAGTCGAAGCTGCGGGCAGACGGTCGCATTGGGGCTCGAGTTTACCCCAAGAAGGCCAAGGCTCAAGAAGCTAAGGCGGAATAAGCGAGATGACCAAGGACTCGATCCTTGGTCTCTTGTTGGTTGTGTTGGTGGTGGGAGAACTGGCCACAGGCCTCTCCTCCAACACCTTGCACTTCCTGCTTGGTATGACCATTCTAACAGCACTAAACTTTGGTGAGTAAGCACAAGGCGGGGAGCAATCCCCGCCTCTTTTTTTAGCCTACTAACCCAGATATGGGCCCTATGTACAGAGCACCATGCCACTAGTTTTTCTGGAAATACCCAGATATGGCGCCTGGTACTTACCAGTTTTTCTGGAGGGAAACCACTCGCGCAGCGCACAGAGTGCTATGTGCATGGTGCTATTTACGGAGCGTGAAGGCTCTCGCAACGCGCACTAGAGTGCTGTCAGTGCTGTCAGTGCTATCAGAATATATATGTTGACGATATAAAAATTAAGGGGACATAAAAAATATAAAAAATGTTTTTTTCGACAGCACTGACAGCACTGACAGCACTCGAGGAGCGCGAAAACGCGCATTTTAGTGCTGTCAGTGCTATATAGTGCTATTGTTTTTTAACACTGTCAACCAAAAGACGCTTAATCTCAACCGAAGACATAGCCTCCAAGTCCTTAGCACTAAGCGCATCGAGCCGAGCAGTTTGCTCCCCAGCCCTCTTGATTGCGTCCGTCTTCTCCAATATCTTCAACAATTGGTCGTAAAACTTAGCGGGGTTCGCTTTAGCCCACTCCAAAAGGAATTGCCTACCACCAAGCGCATCGTGGATAGCAAGATAATCCTCGATCGTGCCGAGTGTCCCGCCCCCTCCGTCAGTCGCTTCTTCCCGCTCAGTGCCAACCTGTGTCACATCGCACAAACCATTAAGCATATCCTGCGTTGTCCACGTCGTCATTCTGTTCTCCCCCATAAATTACAGTTGATTAAGCAAGCTAATAACTTCGCTACGAACCAACGAAGCAGCGTGGCCAAGCTTAGCGGCTTTCTCACGCTTAAACTGGTTCATCATGGCACCAAAGTCTTTCTCTTCCATTAAGCGCGCGACCATTTCAAGGTCTTCGCCCATAAAGCACCACGTGGAACCATCACCGTCCGCAAAGCTGGTCCGAATGCTACAGTTAGTGGTGGTTTTATTCCGACTAATGCCAATAAACGGTACAGTGGGCAGTACATTCCGCTGCCCATTACGCTGCTCGGAAATCCGAATGTCTAGCTTAAACTTACAAACTTCTTCTTCAAACACCAAGCGCTTAGCACCAGGCACCACGTAGATAGCCTTACCAATAACTGGTGTGGACGCGAACTCGACCCGCTCGATCAGCACCTCATGCTCAAGACCAAGCGTGCCCCGAATAGGCATAAGCGTGTACACTCCCCGTGAGGCAAGCGTGAGAGCCTTGTCTAAAAACCTGTTCCATAAAGTGGTTTTTCCGTTAGCCGCAGTGAAAGGCGGGTTCATAATCACGTAGTCTACCTGCTCGAAGTCTTCAGCAAGGAAGTCCTTGTTTTCAGGCTCAATATTCGCCCCTTCATGCCCGTCAAGCGCCTTACCAAGCGCTACATAGTGCTCACTTTCATAATTATCCACAAGAATTATCTTTCCAATATGATTAGGATTACAATCCAGGAACTCCTTCAACATGGTAGAGAACCGGTCACCAACAAACATGACCGTCTCTTCCACCAGTTCTGAAGGCATATTTCCCATAAAAGCGGTCGCTACTTCCAAGGGCGTAGTGCTAAGCGCCCCGCGTGCTGCGAGCTTCTTGACTTCATTCTTCTCCACGTATGTGTCTACCCCGCTGACCCACTTCTTAGGCGTGAGGCCTCGCGTCCGATTGAACGCAGGGTCGTACTCAGCAATAAGCTGTGCCTCGTAAGTGTAAGCTTCCTGTTCGGTAGCAAAGTAGGCAACGCGCTCAACACCAAACTCAAGCCACTTTCGGGCAGCTTCAAAGCTTTCGTTCTTCGCCCCCAAATCGCGGTCGTTCTTTCCCTTACCCACGTAAGCAACAGTAGCATCCGGGAAAGTCCAAACATATACGTAGTACTCAAACATAATATTTACTCCTGTAGTAGTTAGTCAATAAAGATATTATAGCAAAACTACTAGCACCAAGTAAATAACTAATTAGCAACAATACGCAACCCGAAGCGCTCACGTGTAACAGTGTAGCCCAGCGCCTGTGCTTTCTCCTCCACAAAGGCAAGGTAATCTGCTTGGATATCACAGCATAAAACCTCCAGACCATGCTCCCACCGCTCAAGCAATGGCCAAATCAAACTACCACTGCCCACAGCGGGATCGAGAACCCGGACGAACCGCTCTCCACGTGCCGTCCAATCCGCCATAATACGCGTGGCCAATTGCTGGCTTACATCAGACGGCGTGAAGAAATCTTGATATTGCTTGGTGCCACGCCCAGTTTCAAGATGCTTCATTTCTCCATCCTTTCCTTCAAAGCAATACCACATACCACATTCCGCCCGTTGCTCCGCTTCACGGAGAGCTGTGGGAACCGCTCAAGCAACCGCTTGGTAAATATCTTGTTAATTGGCGCCTTCCCGCCAATGCTTTCTGTGTAGGCCTCAAAACTCCGATACAGCTCCCCTGACAGTGTATTAATATCTTTATCCACAAAGTACCAACCGCATTCTGCCATCCAGTCACTGTATTTGTCGTTGTTGTCCTGGTAAGCCCTGACCGCGGTGTGGTACCGCTCCGGCACTGCGCCCAAGCCCTCTTTGAACCACTTGACGCATCCCTCCACAAGCCACCAGATAAGCCATTGCCGCACGCTCTTGCTATGCGGTGCCACGTCTTCAAACCACAAGTCACCAAGCGGAAGGGCGAGGTCCTCCGCCGAGACGTATTGCTTGTTCGGCCTCCGCCAGCGGCATGCGAACTCGGTCACGGCAATCCGGTCCCACAGTGCCTCTCCCCCTTCGTTGATATGAGGCAGGTTATTGGTCAGCAATACGGGGGAGAACGTGACGCCATACGACTTGCCCTCCTGATAGTTAGCGCGGGCCGTGATCTTGTCCCCTCCGCTAATCTGCTTGACGAAGCTCTCGTTCATGTGATCGGTGTCTTTGCTCTCCGCCATGAACACGAGCCGCGCGCCAATCAGCTTTACCAAGAACGGCGTGGAACTCTCCGCATCACGCACCTTGACAGTGCTCATGATGACATTCGCGTTGGTGGAACACGCGTAGCCGCCCTTGTCCGTATCTCCCAACGCAGCTTGCAGCAGGTTCGACAGCACGCTCTTTCCATTACTGCCATGTCCATTCCACAACTCGATGGCGGTGAGACTGTTCTTCCCCCTTACCGAGGCGCCGAGACGGCGTTGGAGGTATTCCAGGGCCTGAGGGTCGGGGTCACCGTGGGCGGACCCTGTGATTTCCACTAAGAACTGCTTGAGACGGTCCACGTCGTCCCCCGTTGGCTCCTCACTCACGTAGTCGTCGGGGCAGCGACGCAGCACCAGATCCGACTGACGCTCCGCCCGCAACGTGCCGGTCCGCAGTTCCACCACGCCATTAGCCACAGCCAGCAGGTCAGGATTGGAGTCGAACTCATCCTTGAACACCCACAACTCCTTGCGGGACTCGAGGTCACGGAGCACGGCACCACGCCCCGCAGTGCTACTACAATGCCCCTTGCCGAACTTGGCGAATTCTTTGGCCTGCTGGAGCAGCCCCTTCATCTTGCCCTCAAGCTCTTTGTTGCCCTCCATTTTGGCAGCCTGAGCACTAAGCACCTGGGCACGACGCAAATAGTGCTGAGCGGCAATGTCAATCATGCCGTATGGTGAGCTGCCAAGATTAACCCACCGCAACGTCTTGGCGTCCCACTGGATCCACTCCTGCGTGTCCTTACAAAACTTGAAGTTATCCACGCCGACAAGCTTGACCATTAAGGACCCAGCGCCACGGTCAGTCAGATCGAGGTATTCTTTTGAGAACCGCATAGGGCTGTTAAGCGCGAATGACTGCGCTCCCCCCAGCAGCTCTTCATTCGGGATGTCCTTGAGACTGACAATTACCTGCTCCAACACGGCACTTTGCGTCGGCCACAGTGCCCGGTCGGTGCCATAGCACTCCACGAACCAGTCGTCGTATCCGAGTTTCTGGCCGTGCTGCCCAGTGCCGATGTCTTTGAACTTCAGCTTGACACCTTGCTCTTCTAACAGCATGCGATACGTCGCCAAAGCAAGACGCACATTGTCATTAGTAGCCCAGTCCCCATCGAAAAGCACAAGGTGCGACTGGCCTGGCGTGAGATGCTGCATGATGTCGGTATGGAGGTCTTTCACCTTGATACCGTTGTTCTCCTCCACGTTCTCGCCAAAACCCCAGCAGCTATCGATAGCCAATGTGGGTATGCCCGTGGTAACATGGAACGCGAGCGCCTTCTTCAGTCCCTCCACCGAGGCGGTGATGGGCGCGCCGTAAGGGTCACCAAGCACCACAACCGGAGGCTGGACTCCTTTAATGCCAATATACTTGTCATGCTCACGATCAATTTTGAGCTTGTAGTATGTGGCGTCATACCAGATCTGATAACACCCACGACCACCAACTGCTGCCACCGGCACTGGAGGGATGGGGAAATCAGTAAGCACCAAGCCCGACTTGGCAAGGTCTTCATGCATGAACAACCGGCTAACCGCAAGGGGGTCAATCCCGAAAGGATGGACAATTTGTTCTGCTAGTTCCATTAAGCGCTCCGTGCGATGGGCTCAATCCATTGGTTAGTGTTCTTGCGGGTGTCACGTGCCTCCCGCAAAGCGATTACCTCGTCGCGCTTGACCAGAATCAAGCGCTTGCCGACCTTGCGATGTTCAAGCCGGCCGGTGTTGATAAGATACGCCATATTGGTGCGAGTGCACCCATACAGCAAGGCGGCTTCAGATACTGTTAGTTCCTCGCTCACAAGATACTCCTTTTTACAGTGACGAAACTCAATTATATCGTCTATATCGACAGTGTATCGCGACGGTGCGTAATGCAACGGTCCTGGTCACTTCTGAACCGCGACGCGCGCGCGTAAAGCCTGGGCTGAGAAAATAGTCGTTTACATTGAGCGTTTCCCAGTTGCATAATTCGATTATGCTGTCATTCGGCAGCTAACTAAGGAGAAAATACTGTGGAAACAAATAGTGAAGTTAGTAGCAAAAAATACAATCAATGGAGCGGAAAAGAATCCCGCATGTTTGATAGATGGGTACGGTCAAATCTTACCAAAGTTGCGCAAATGACATTAGAGGAACTGCGCGTTCAAGCAAGTGAACTGCTTGAACGTAATGTCGGGTTCTACTCTGTTCAAAACTACTTTCAAGAAGAAGGTATTGCGCATAAGCATAGCCCAAAGCCTGCCGTGGTTAAGGAGCAAACGCAGCTTGATCGCATTGAGGCAGAGCTTGCGGACATCAAAGCGCTTGGCATACATAACGCAGCTAAGTTGAACGAGTTACTTGCAATATGGAGCAAATAACCGTGACTTACGACCAGCAGGTGGACTATCTGCTGGCCACGCATCCCTCCCCCCTGACGCCTGAGGAGCGGGTAGCACTCCGCCCGCAACTACTTCAAATCATCTTCCTTTTGGAAGAACTCAACATCGACCTGGAAACATTCACGTCGCAAACTGCTACGACCCAGACTGACGAGTCGTGCTACAATGATTCCACGGTGCACTGACGCATCGGATAAGGAGAGAATACTATGGACTTAGGGCAACAAATCGACGACCTCTACGCCCTGCGTGCAAAGCGCTTGGAGCTTGAGAAGACTCTCACCGAGCTGAAGTCGAACGAGGCAGAGCTGAAGGCAATGCTCATCGAGGCGCTGAAAGAAGGCGGCCTCGAGGGAGCGAAGGGACAAACCGCAACGGCGTCCCTGCAGTACAAGGTCACACCGAACGTGACCGATTGGGAGGCAGTGTACGCGTTCATCCAGTCACAAGGCATGTTCGAGCTGCTCCACAAGCGCATCACCACCACCCTGTGGACTGCTCTCCGCGACGATGGCGTCACTGTGCCAGGCACCGAGCCCATCGCGCTGGTCGATCTGTCCCTCACGAAGAGCAAGCGGTAATTCAACCAAGGAGTAAATACCATGAGCAATACGCAAATCGTTTCCGTCGAAGACCTCGTCAAGCAGCAGCTGGCCCTTCAGCAAGAAAAGATGGCCCAGATGCAAGTCGGCGCCAACCTGATCAGCTTCAAAGGCGGTCAGCTCATCGTCGACGGCGTGCCCGTCCCGGGCGGCGAGGCGGAAGTCATTGTGCTGGCGCAGCAGGGCGAGCGCAGCTACTACCCCGGTGCCTACGACCCGAGCAAGCCGCAAGTCCCCGCGTGCTACTCGTTCGACGGCGAGGCACCGCACCCACAAGCCGGTGACCCGCAACACACGTCGTGCGAGGGCTGCCCGCAGAACGAGTGGGGCAGCAAGGGGAAAGGCAAAGCGTGCCGTGAAGGCACCCGCGTCGCTATCCTCCCTGCCTCCGCGCCGTTGGACAGCGCGCCGATGTATCAGTGCTCGTTCCCCATCACCTCCATGGCCAGCGTCAAAGACTTCTTTGGTCGCTGCGCCGCAAGTGGCAAGCTCAGCGGGCAGTTCATCACGCAGCTCAAGGTGGTGCCTGACGCCCGCTCGTTCTTCAAAGCCAGCCTCACTCCCAAGCAGCAAGCGGAAGGGCAGGACTTGGCGGTGCTGCTTGGCCGCATGGAGACGGCGCGCAAGCAGCTCGTCCAACCGTATCCGACTTTCGAGGAGCGCGACGAGCCGAAGCCGGAAGTCAAAACCAAAGCCAAGAAGTTCTGATATGCGTATCTTGGTGTTAGACTTCGAGTCTCACGCCATTCAACCGCGCCCGGCGTACCCACCCACTCCGGTGGGTATTGCCGTACAGGTTGTGGGCGAGGATCCGTATTACATGGCATGGGGACATCCGTCCGGTAACAACTGCACCGAGCCCGAGGCCATCGAGCGCGTGAGGCAGGAGCTGCTACTGGCGGACCACGTGCTCTTCCACAATGCCAACTTTGACGCGTCCATTCTTGAAGAGAAATGGGGGCTCGAAGTGCCATGGCCCATCGTGCAAGACACCATGGTCATGGCGTTCCTTGACAACCCGCATGGTGAGCTGTCGCTCAAGCCGCTTGCCGAGCTGCACCTCGGTCTCCCTCCCGAAGAGCGGGATGCGGTCAAGGATTGGCTTGTCAACCATGGCGTGTGTCGTGACAGCAAGGGGTGGGGCGCATGGATTGCCTTTGCGCCCGGCGACCTGGTAGGACAGTACGCCATTGGTGACGTCACGCGGACCTATGAGCTATGGACCCACTACAATGCGCGGTTCGCAGAGCACCCGTCGCTCGTTGATGCCTACCATCGTGAGATGGCTCTCATGCCGCACATTCTGGCTATGGAGCAGCGCGGTGTGCGGATTGACGTCCCCACCCTTACCACAGACCTGAACGCGGCATACAAAGAGCTGGACTGGCTCGATGCAGACATCTGCCGCATTCTTGGGCGTGATGTGGACGTGGACAGCAACGCTGACCTTGCCGACGCAATCGAAGAGGCTGGACTGTCGCAAGGGTTCGCCTCCACCACGACGGGCCAGCGCTCGGTGGCAAAAGACAGCCTCCTGCAAGCCGTGACTGACCCCTTACTACTGGGCCATCTGCTGGTGCGCAACTCGCTTGCCACCTGCATTCGGACCTTCATGCACCCGTGGCTGCAGCAAGCCAAAGCGACCGGCGGGCGGCTCTACATCCGTTGGAACCAAGTGCGCAACTATTCCGATACAGGCGCACGGACAGGCCGTCTATCCTCCTCCCCCAATCTGCAGAACGTGCCGACTGAGTGGGAGAAGCTGCTGTCACAACTCGAGCGGATTGGCTACACCCTCCGCGCGCCCATGCCGCAAGTCCGCAAGTACTTGATACCGGATGAGGGCAACGTGTTTGTGGGGGCAGACTACGCGGCGCAGGAGATGCGGCTACTGGCCCACTTCGCAGGCGGCAAGATGCTCGAGAAACTGGTCGATAATCCTCGCGAAGACGTCCATCAGATCGCTGCCCAAATCGCAGGCATTACCCGCAAGGTAGCCAAGACGCTGGGCTTTGCCGTACTGTACGGCGCTGGCGTGGGGAAGATTGCCGAGAGCCTCTACATCGACACGGGCAAAGCACAAAGCGTCAAGAACGAATACCTCAAAGCATTGCCCGAGATTGCGCAGCTGTCCAACGAAGTCAAGTCACGGGGCAGGATGCGGCAAGCCATCACGACACTCGGTGGGCGGCAGTACTACGCCGAGACGCCTGCTGTGGTGGCGGGTGTCCCCCGCACATTCGAGTATAAGTTGGTCAATTACTTGATTCAAGGCTCGGCAGCCGACCAGACCAAGCAAGCAATGCTGGACTATTGCCGCGCGACATTCCATGGTCAGCTCACGTTCTCGGTGCATGACCAGTTGGTTATTCAATGCCCAATCGAGCATGTCGAGCGGGAGCGGTTGCTGCTTCAAACATGCATGGAAGAGGCGTTCGCCGATGTGCTGGACTGCCCATTTATCGCCGACACGGATGTCGGTGTCAATTTCAGGGAGGTGTGACGTGCCAAAATTTACCGATGCTATCGGGTTCTCAAAGCTGGATTGCTACCGTGCGTGCCCGGCCAAATTCAAGTACCAGTTTATGGATAAACTGCCGACGCAAGGCTCGCCCGCCATGGAGCGCGGCAGCAAGATTCATGACGAGGCAGAGGCGTATTTGCGGGGATGGATTACTGCGCTGTCCGAGCCGCTGAGCGACTGGCAAGAGGAGTTCGACAACCTGCGCGAGTGGAAGTGCAAGCCTGAAGCAGCATGGGGGTTCGACAAGCAATGGAACCTGCTGCCCAATTGGCTGCACCCCGACACATGGCTTCGTGCCAAGTCCGACGCGCATTACCTCCAGGGCGAGACGCTCATCATCATTGACTTCAAAACAGGCAAGTATCGCGTGCCGTCAACGGAACAAATCGAGCTCTATGCGATTTGTGGGAGCGCGGTCTACCCCGACGTCAAGACCGTGACGGCCGAGTTTTGGTTTGTGGATGCAGACAACACCTACGCCAAGCAGTATACCCGCGAGCATCTGCTGGAACTGCGCAAGAAATACGAGACCTACTTTGCGCCTATCTACACGGAGGAGCAGTGGAAGCCGGCGCCGTCCCGTGACTGCAAGTGGTGCGACTTCTCCAACAGTAAAGGTGGCCCTTGTCAGTACTAGAATCTGGCATTGAGCGGCAGTGCGCGGTCCTTGCCCAAAAGCATGGCTGCGTGCTGCTCAAGATTCAGCGCCGAACGCATTGGCCGGACCGTTTGTGCATCCTCCCCAATGGGCGGCAGTTCTTTTGCGAGTTCAAGCGCCCAGGCGAAGAGCTGACACCCGGCCAGCGTCACGTACAGTCGCAAATCATTGCAATGCGTCACCAGTGCTTCGAGATTGACAACAAGCACATGTTTGCTAGGATACTCCATGAGCGTCTCTCACTTCCTCCCGTCGATATGGCAACCGCATGACTACCAAGCACGCGGCATTGACTGGTTAGTCACGCACCCTGAGGGCGCGCTGTTCTGGGCGCCGGGCCTTGGCAAGACCAGCACGTCCCTTGCCGCGTTCCTGCGTCTGCGGGCGCTGGGCTACAACTACCGCATGCTGGTGCTAGCCCCATTGCGCGTGGCACAAAACACCTGGATCTCGGAGCCGAAACGGTGGGAGCAGTTCGCTGCCCTCCGCATCGGGCTAGCTCACGGCCCTGACAAGGCGGAGGTGCTGGCCAACCCACGTTATGACATTGTGGTTGTCAACTACGACGCCATTCCATGGCTTGCCACGCAGCCGCTCGACTTCCAGGTCTTGCTGTGTGACGAGCTGACCAAACTCAAGCATACCAATACCAAGCGCTTTAAGACGCTCAAGGCACTGCTCCCTAAGTTCCAATTCCGTTGGGGCTTGACGGGGACACCTGCTGCTAACGGCTTGCTTGATCTGTTCGGGCAGCTTTACGTGCTCGACTTGGGCTACCGGCTGGGGCGTTACATCACGCACTACCGTCTCAAGTACTTCCATCAGAAGCCACGTGACGAGTTCAACTGGTACATCACGGACGAGAAGGCGGAACAGATTCACAACAAGATTGCTGACTTGGCAATGTACATCAATCCTGAGGAAGTGCTTAAGCTGCCAGACGTTCTGCACATTGACTTGCCGGCTGTCCTCCCCTCAAAGGAGCTGCAGCAGTATCGCCAATTGGAGGAGCTGTGCATACTGGAGCTGCAAAACTCCGTGCTCACCCCCGTCAATGCGGGCGTGCTGACGTCCAAGCTGCGGCAGTTTGCAAGCGGGGCTGTGTATACCGACATGGAGCACAATTACGAGGTAGTACATACCGCCAAGCTCGATGTACTTGATGACTTGGTGGAAGAGCTGGCCGGCGAGCCGCTGCTTGTTGCCTACAACTTCAACCATGAGGTCGACCAAATCCTGACACGCCATCCTTCTGCATTGGTTATTCGTGGTGGCATGACGGGGACAGCAGTCACGGCCATCATGGACAAGTGGAACGCAGGCATGGCGCCATTACTGTGCGTCCAATCCGATGCGGCAGCGCACGGCTTGAACCTCCAATTCGGGGGGAGCGCGCTGTGTTGGTATTCGCAGACCTACAACCTGGAGGTGAACATTCAGCTTACCGCCCGCTTGCACCGGCAGGGGCAGCGCAACACGGTGCGGGTCTACCATATCATTGCCGAGAAGACCATTGACAAGTACATCCGCAAAGTACTAGGCACCAAGCACGAGACGCAGAACGCCTTGTTTGCTGCACTGCGCGCAACGTTGCTGTCGCAAACTGCTACAAATTAGTTGTTTACTTGGTACGCCTACAGGCATATAATAGCTATATGAACAAGTTTTACAAAGACTTCAACAGTCACGTCGCGATGGTCTACCAGAGCGACAGCAAGATGACTCTTGCCATCACGTCAAAGGCCGACGGCCTGCGGTGCGTGGCAATGTCAACCAGCCAATTCAGGCGGACGTTTACGCGTCCGTTTGAGGCGGATCCCCGCACGGCGGCGCGCAAGTGGTTCTGCCGTGCACTTTCCAAAACGCGCAATGACCCGCGCGCCCTGCAAATCATAGGAGAAATCTTCATGACCGATACCAACGAAATGACCATGGACGAACTGGTTGAGCACTACAACGAAATCGCCGCCGAACTGGGCAAGCCGACCGTCGAGACTTTCAAGTCCCTCAAGGCTGGCCGTACCGCCCTGGCCAAGCTCACGAAGCCGGCCGAGCCGAAGGCTGCCAAGACCCCGAAAGAGCCGAAGGAAATCGACCCGAACGCACCGCGCGGTCCGGTCCAGGGTGTCGGTGCGTTTGCCAAGGCGCTGCTGCTCGAAGGCATGTCCAACAAGGACGCGCATGCCAAGGTGATCGAGCAGTTCCCGACGGCCAAGACCTCGGTCGCCTGCATCGCCTACTACCGCAGCAAGCTCGTCGCTGCCGGCCAGCTGGTCTCGGCCCGCAAGACCAAAGAAGCCGCTAACGAAGAAATTGCGGCAGCCTAACGGTGTCTCCCTCTTAGGGTGTCTTCGGACACCCTCTTTTTCTTAGGAGTTACACAGTATGTCCGTACACGATACGCTAGACGAACGCAAGAACACGCATGGCGATTTTGCTACCAATGCGGCATGCGCTCAAGCGCTCAAGTTCCATTGCCGCATGCATGTCCAATGCGCGCTCACAGCCGTTCAGCAAGAAGCTGTTGAAAATATCTGCCAAAAGCTAGCCCGCATTCTGACCGGCAACCCCAATCACGCCGACAATTGGCACGACATTGCTGGCTACGCAACACTTGCCGAGCGCGAGGTGCTGAATGGCAAGCATTGACATGGCGTATCTGCGGCTTGCGTCGCAGGTACTTGGCTATGGCTACCTGAAGCCAAGCCGCGTGGGTAATACGTACTCGCAGCCGGGGCTCTCCATGCAGTCTATGCTGGTCTCGCATGAGTTCCCCATTCTTACCACCCGCAAAGTGTTCATTAAGGGCATCATCGGCGAGCTTGCAGCGTTCCTTGATGGGGCCGATTGGCTGCATCAGTTCAAGGCGCATGGCTGCAACTACTGGGACCACAACGCCGCGCAGTGGAAGCGCAACATTGGCCAGCCGCCCGAAGAGCACTACCTTGGGCGCATCTACGGGGTGCAATGGCGCGACTGGGGGCGGCACGGTATGGACCAGCTTGCCGCCTTGGTGCATGGCATCAAGTCTGACAAGTACGGCCGTCGGCATATCCTCACTACCTGGAACCCCGAAGAGCTTGACGAGATGTGCTTGCCGCCATGCCACTTGCTCGCGCAGTTCTACGTCCGCGACAACACACTGGATTGCATTGTCTATATGCGCTCGGTGGATATTGCTTTGGGCTTGCCCTCCGACTTGGTGCTCTACGGCGCGCTGCTCATGCTCGTAGCCAAAGAAGTCGACATGGCACCCGGTCGTGTCTATATGCAATTCGGGGATGCGCACATCTACGAGGCGCACGTCGCGCAGCTCAAGACGCAGCTGGCACGCCCCACACGCCTTGTCGGTGCAACGGCACGGTTGCGGGAGGACGCCTCGCTGTTCAACTTCAAACCCGAGCAGTTCATCCTTGAAGACTACAACCCGATGGAGGCAATCTCGTATGTCCTATTATGACGCCGTCGCCCAGTTTCACGCCAAAGTGCTGGGCATTCATGACACCGCCCCCACGCTGCAGCTGCCCGTTGACTTCGGCCAGCGCGTCGCCTTCATGGAAGAGGAAATCGAAGAGCTGGGCCAAGCCTACATCGACGGCGACCTGGTGGGCGTGGCAGACGCGTTGGCGGACCTCGTCTACGTGGCGCTTGGCACTGCGCACATGATGGGCATTCCCTTCGACCAGGTTTTCAAAGTCGTTCATGCCGCCAACATGCAGAAGATTCGTGGCATGACCAAGAGGGGCATGATCTACGACGCCGTCAAGCCGGAAGGCTGGGTCGGCCCCGAAGCTGAAATCGAGCGTATCCTCAATGCCGCGACCAAGTCTTGATGCGGTTATGATTGCAGTTGCCTTCTGCCTTGCGCAGAGGGCAACTTGCGTCAAGCGCAAAGTGGGATGCGTCCTTGTGGATTCACGGGGGCGCATCCTTTCTACTGGTTACAATGGCACGGCAGCGGGTCTCCCCCACTGCGTCGAGACACCTTGTGTTGGTGCAGAGGCCCCCGCGGGTAGCGATATGTGCCAAGCAGTACATGCCGAGCTCAATGCGCTCATGGACTGTCGCGACGTAACCAAAATCCACGCCTGCTACGTCACCACCCTACCTTGCAACAACTGTATGAAGTCCCTGCTCAACACAAGCTGCCAGCGCATCGTCTACTTGGAGGATCATGACCATGCCGACCATGTTATTTCAGAATGGACGAAAGCGGGCCGAAAAGTCGAAAAACTGACGTAAAATAGATATTTTCGGCTTACGTCGCGCGCGCGTGTCGCGTTATAGCGAACGACCGAAGGCCGACATATACGCTCGAAAAACAAACGCGACAGCGGACTGTGGATGGACAAAATAATTGTTTACTCGGAGCGCTTCCAAGCGGCATAATAGATTTACAGTTTAACAAGGAGCTACTGTGAATCATCAAAAACTTGTCAAGCAACTGGAGCAGTACGCTGCACCGCTTGGCATTCGACTAGTGCGCGTAGTGCAAGGCTCGCACCTCAAGTTGGTCTTCTCCGCACCTGCGGGGGAGCGAATGCTTGTTGTCTCTCGCAGCCCGAGCGACAACCGAGCGCTCCTCAACAATCAAGCAATTCTTAAGAGGTGGGCACGTGAACGTCTTTCTGCTTGACTACAACCCCGTCACCGCAGCGCAAATGCTATGCGATAAACACGTGGTGAAAATGGCGCTTGAAACTGCGCAAATTCTCTCCACTGTCTGTGGCGGCCCCTACAAGCCAACGCATGCGCGGCATCCATGTGTGCTGTGGGCCGGCGCCAATCGCGTTCATTTCAATTGGCTCAAGCGCCATGGCCTTGCCATCTGCGCCGAGTACACTCGCCGCTATGGCAAAGTGCATAAGTGCCAAGCAGTCATCGAGCAATGCGTAGCGCCTAGCACTTTGCGCATTGCCGTTGCCAACTTTGTTCAGTGCATGCCTGAGCAATACAAAGACAAAGACCCTGTTACTGCCTATCGCAAATACTATCACAGCAAAGCCGAGTTTGCGACCTGGAAAACCTCTCCCCCCTACTGGTGGCAAAATGAACCTGCTAAAGCAGCTTGAAGCAGCCAAACCGTGGGGCGGCCCCGTTGTTTGTCGCAACCACAATAACCACAATACTGGCCCCGCGAACGCGGCAAAAGCCGCGCAAGCATGGGAGAAGTATAAAGCTGCAATCGGTGATGGTTGGGCATCAACTCGTGACGTGGAATGCCGTTTAGGCGTAGGACGTAGCTGCGTGTTCAAGGTACTTGCAAAGTACTACGAGCGTAGATGGTTAGCGCGCCGCCCCGCTGGCGGCGGTGAATTTAACAAACGTAAAGGATGGGAATGGAAATGCGTGAAATAGACGAAGACTACGCCTTCGAGCAGTACCGCCAGAAGCGGGTGGATGCCGGCACGTGGCGCAAGCCGCGCCCGCTGCCGCAGTTCGCCAAGGACTACGGCGTGCAGCAGTACGCCCATCACGACCCCGCGCCGAGCTTGCCGTTCAGCAACAGTTGGGAGCCGCCGCGCTATACCCGTCTGGAGGTCTGGACGGTCAGGGCGCTGTGGGTGGTCGTCGTTGCGGCCATGGTCGCTGCGGAGGTACTGTCGTGAACCGCGAACATATTATCGAGATGGCGAAAGAGTCTGGATTGGTAAGCAAAACTTACGAGTACGACGGAACAGACGAAGCCGAATGGGTAGAAATTGAACGCTTCGCCGCCCTTGCCTTTGCCGCTGGTGCCGCTGCCGAAAGGGAAGAGTGCGCGAAAGTGTGCGAGGCAATCGGCGGAACTTCATGGCCTGACACAATCGCCGCAGCTATTCGCGCAAGAGGGGAGACGAAATGACTACCGAATGGACTGAACTGAAAGACCTCCAAGCCGTCGCCAAGGCGCAAGCCGATGGGTGGGAGATTGAACTAAGGCACGCTTACGGTTGGCACATTTGGGAGGGCGAAACGTGGAAAGCGGGATGGAAATTCCGCGGTCG